CGTATACGGTCGTTTCATGGTGTGGCATCTCGTTCTCTTTATGGTCATCGGACCCATGTTGACGTGGCCGATGCTCATCCTTCTTCTTCTCGTGTTCGGTACCCAGACAGTAAAGCTAGTTAAAGATGTGAAGAGCTCAACAAGTATCAATGGCTGACACTACCATCACTCTGCAGGCTGTCTTCGATGAGATTAAGCTCCTCCGTAAGGACCTCCGTAAGGTGAAGAGCCTCATCGAGGACCCTCAGGGTGAGAAGGCCAAGGCTCGTTCTACCACCAACGGTTTCAACAAGCCCCTGGACATTTCTGAGGAGCTGCGTAAGTTTCTGAACATGGCTGCCGGTGAGCAGATTTCCCGCTCTCAGGTGACGAAGAAGGTGAACGAGTACGTAACGGAGAAGGGTCTGAAGCAGGGTCAGAACATCAACATGGATGCCTCTCTGAAGGCTATCCTGGACCCCCCAGCTGACGTACAGGTGACGTTCCTGAACATCCAGAAGTACATCAACAAGCATTACATCAAGGCGGAGAAGCCCGTGAAGGAGAAGGCTCCGGCAGCTGCTGCCGCGGCCGAGACGCCAAAGCCGGCGGCGGCGAAGCGTCCGACGGTGAAGAAGGCCTGAACTTTTTTCCATTAAATAGTAATGAATACAGTACTTGCTATAATCGCACTCATGACAATTCTGAATGCTCGAACTGACGTGACTGTTATCCACGGCAAGTACGATTTAACAGCGAAAGATAAACTGCTAGTGACTTTCCATCACTTTGTGATTCTCTTTATGATACTCGGTGTCTTTTTCAAATCCAAACGTCTCGTCAGTGTCCATCTGGGTGTCGTCGTCATCGCTTTAATGTGCTGGTTCATGTTTGGTAATAAGTGTTTTTTGGCAGACTGGCAGCGAAACAGTATCAGATACACAGAAGAAGACATTCAGATTATTCATAAATCACGTGGTACACAGATGTTTGAATTTTTTGCCATTGTCATTCCATTACTCGCCATTGACATTCTGAAATTAAAATCGTTTTAATTATCAGATGCATAAACTATTGATTCTGTTTCTTATTCTTGTCGCGCTCTTTTTCATGTTCATGAAAAAGCCTTCGGCAGCCACTTCTGTAGATGTTGCGGGAACTACAGGCCCAGGGTACATCCCGGCGTTCCAGGGACACCCTCAGATTGGCGTCAGAAGTTAAAAGAAAAAGTGTACGTAATACTATAAATGGAACCCGTTGAAGCGCCAGAGCTCGTCGATGCCCCAAACATCGACCGCGTGGCGCTTGAACGTCTTGTAGGAACTAAAATTAATGATATTAAATTGTATCGCAGGTCTTTCACGCATAAATCAGCCCTCAAAAAGTACAAGGGTCTTGAAGGCTCGTACGAGACGCTGGAATTTATGGGTGATTCTGTTCTTGGATTTATCATCACGCGATTTCTATTTGAAAAGTTTCCAGCAGAGCAAGAGGGGTTTTTGACCAAGGCGCGTACGAAACTCGTGAGAGGCAAGACGCTCTGTGAAATTTCAAAACGACTCGGCCTCGATAAATGGGTCCTCATGGATGATAAGGGGATGCGTAACGGCTGGAACACGAATGAGAATATCCTCGAGGATGTTTTTGAGGCGCTCGTCGGTGCCATCTACCTCGACATTGGAATGATTCACGCCAAGTCTTTTGTGTTTGCGGCGTTTGAGTACGTCGAGATGAACCTCACGGATGATAACTACAAGGACCAGCTCATGCGTTGGTGTCAGGCGAACAAAGTGCCTTTGCCAGAATACCAGGTTCGAGGTCAGATTAACGGCACATTTCATATCGAAGTTGTCGTCGATGGCACGTCATACGGGTCTGGTTTTGCAAGCACGAAGAAACAAGCGGAACAATTTGCGGCACAGATTGCACTTAAGACGACAGAGCGTTTTAAGAAATAATCTTCAGCTCGCGGAACACCTTAGGACCGACGATAATACCGAAAACGAATATAACTGGATAAACCACCATCGACTCGTTACGTGTCAATTTACGGTCCTTGGGTGTCAGTGCCCAGGTTAGGAATGCTATGAGCAAAAACAGAAGACTCCATTGGTAGTTCATTTAAACAGTAAAAACATTTTATTTTAAAGATGCACCCACGAGTCAAAGAACTCTTAGCACAATCATATGCCGATCAGCGCAGTCAGGAGTGGCTCGACCTCCGTGGAAACCTGCTGACTGCGAGCGATTTAGCGACAGCAATCGGTCTCAACCCATACGAAAAGCCAGATGGACTCTTGGCAAAAAAGTGCGGTGCGGCGCGTCCGTGGTCTGGAAACGAAGCGACTGCCCACGGGACGCGTCTCGAGCCCATGGTGCGTGATTTGTATGACATGCGACACGGCCAAATTTCACATGAAATTGGTCTCGTACAACACCCGGTACACAAATTTCTCGGCGGTTCACCCGACGGAATCACAGAGTCTGGTCGACTCCTCGAGATTAAGTGTCCCCTGAGTCGAAAGATTAAACCTGAAGTCCCTGGGTATTATCTGCCTCAGATTCAACTTTTACTGGAAATTATGGATCTCGAGGTTTGTGATTTCCTTCAGTACAAAGAGGGACCTCCCGAAGAGTTTGTCGTCGTCGAGGTTCTACGTGACCGTGAATGGTTTGCACATTACCTCCCAGTCATGAAGGCGTTTTGGGACCGCGTTCTCGCCACGCGTGCCAAAGGCATATGTGATGTTGAAATTGATGAAGTTCCAGTCGAGACAGCTGATCAGTGTGAGGTTGAATTAATTTAAGTAACCAAAACATTCACGAATAGAACTAGCGTAAGCGTCTTTGATGCTTTTTACCCCCTGGTATCCATGAAGGGTTGCAAGAAGCCCATCACGAATGTCACGTGACTGTTGTATTTCTTTATTTGCGATGGCCACCAGCGTACCCTGTATCTCAGGACTGAGTGAGTCCCATGCCTTTCCAGCTTCGAGCCACGATGCGCCAGGGTCATCATTGGGAGATTTCTTGTCCTGGATCCAATGAATCATGTAAGTGTATGCCGCCTTGCTGAGCGAATCGCGCTCGAAGACGTATTCAACTTGACTGTCATATAGGATTGCAAGTTCACCATCAATGATAGTAAACTCCATCAGATGCGAAGCATCTGATGTCTGCTGCGGGGAAAACTTTACGTCTTCGACGTAAAGGCGGCTCATGGTATAAAAAAACCTGACATTTTTAAAACAAGAATGAAGCACCTCATCGGACGTATCTCTGGTGTTCACTTCAAGTACATCGAAGAGATTGAGCCCCTGATGGAACAGATTGCAGACAAGTGCAAATTGACTGTCGTCAGCAGGGCATTCCATCAATTTGAGCCGTTTGGTGTGACTGGTGTTCTCGTGCTTTCAGAGTCTCATTTCTCAGTGCACACGTACCCAGAGTCGGACTGTATCTATCTTGACATTTTCTGTTGTGCGGACCATTTCGACCCTGAGAAGGCGGGTCACATTATCCTCGAGACTCTTAACGGAACGAGTGCAGAGTGGCAGGTGGTGAACAGGTTCTAACGCTTCTTAGGAAAAGGGACGAATCCATAAATATTTTCAACATTGAACCGGCCTTTCTTGTATGGCTTACTCACAAAGTAAACTCCGGGTGGTTTATTTTTATTGAGCATCACACTGTGCTTGGGAGGGCTCTTCGTTCGGGGAGGTGACACATTTCTCACCCTGAAGCGACCGCGAGTGGCGACACCCTTTGTGCGTATGTTACGAGCAAGTGACATACTGCTTTTTATGTGCTGACGCAGTTTGTTCCAGCGTTTCACTGCGTTTTCACGCGACTCACTGACGGGAGCCAGCCCTGACGCGCGCCGGGTTGCACTGGGCCGATATTCATACGGGCGCTGGTTCTTTATTGTGTGACCCATATGATCATATGAAATATTTTTTATAGAGTACTTTATATGACTGTGATTGATTATCTCGGTTCGACCAGGAAAACGCATATCGTGCGTCGAACAAAACGAGCTATTCGTCCTATAAAGACAATCAACTGTTTTTGTAAAAAAACAAAGTTTGATGTGTATCCGAAACAGAAAATGTCGTGTACAACATCTATTCCTCATATGAACACTGTTTCGGGGAGTCAGGTTGTTATAGGACGTATCAAAACGCTTGAACGATACAAATATGATAAATGTCATCTCTTCGAGGCATTAACACTCCCGTACGAACACGAAGCAAAGGCTGGAAATCTATTTTGGACCATCAAGATAAATGACATCTTTATGTACTGTGCCCAGCGTCGTCGTCAGAGATTTCCTATCAGACTTGTCGTTGACCCCAAACCACGTGGAGCATCGAATCGACTAACTGCAGATACAGTGACGTGGCGTGAAGAACAACAACTCCTTCGGTATTTCAAAATGTACAAGTATAAAAGCCTCACGCACAAAGGTATATTCTTCTTTTCAAAGTACCCTCGTCTCCGCTCACCGGGTATATGCCGTACATTGTAAAATTTCACAACGGATATTTCCATACACGATGATGCAATAAACATGCATGACGTTATCAACAACCCGCCGGATGTGCTCACCCGGGTCAACCGGCCATGGCACGTTCATTCCGACCCACGTACACTGCTGCAAAAGCGTGAGATTTTCATCAAATACACGTTCGAGTGATGGGTAAATCGCGTGCATAGACTCAAACACCTTTTTGAGCACCTGATTCACCTCACGGGCATTCCTGTATCGAAACTTGTTGGTCTGTTCCCAGAAGACGCGATCCGTGTGCTCAGAAAGGTAAAATTCGAGCTCATTGTGAATTCGCTTTTCAAAAATAGTCAGGATTGTTTCGTCAACCTCGTTCATCTTGAATTATTATGTGATTGCGGTTTTAGACCAAATAAAGTTTTAACGGCTCTTTAACAGTATGAGTTACTACGAAACGCTCTGTGTTGACCGCTGTGCATCAACAGATGAAATTAAAAAGTCTTACAGAAATCTTGCACGCGTGAATCACCCCGACAAAGGAGGCGACGCTGAAAAATTCAAGGCGATCGGGCAGGCGTACGAAGTGCTCAGTGATCCGGAACGACGTGCCCGTTACGACCAATTTGGAACTGATGACCCGCAGCAGCAACAAGGACCGCAGGGTCCTGACATTTCACATATTTTTCAGCAAATGTTTGGCGGTATGGGTGGTCCACAACAGCAACGGAACATGGACCGGCATCACACGATAGACCTGACACTCGAACAGGTGTACACCGGAGCAGACAAGACTATCAAGGTGCCCGTGACGAAACATTGTCAGTCGTGTGCCACAACGTGCTCTCGTTGTCAGGGACGGGGAATGATGGTGCAAGAAATGATGGGTATGATGGGTCAGATGTTTGCACGGCCTTGTGATCAGTGTCAGACATCTGGTGTCACGCGAAAGGGGTGCCCGGGGTGTAATCACAAAAAAACGCACGTGGATTCCGTCATGATAAATTTACACGTCGAGAAGGGGTTACATTCAGGAACACAACACAGACTTCAGGGACTCGGAGAACAAGCGCGGTCGAATCGTGAAAGAACTGGTGATCTCATTATTACATTCAATGTAAAGCCCCATCCCAAGTTTGAGCGTCGCGGCGAAGACTTGCGGTACATCATGACTGTCACGTTCCGTGAATCGGTCGAAGGGCTCGATGTGACTATACCTCACTTTAGTGGACCCGTTCAATTCAATACACTGAAAGAGTTTGGCATCTTGGACCCTCGAAAGGACTATGTCGTACACGGCAAGGGTCTAACGGACCAGTCAAATCTTCTCATCAACTTTGATGTACAGTACCCAAAGCACGGATGACGAGCGGCTTGGGTTTCGGGTTTGCGTGTCGGCACATAGGACACGTCACCGCCTGAAATGAAGCTGACCGGCTCTGTTTCCACGATTCAAAACAGTCGATATGGAAATAATGCCCGCACGCCGTCTTGGTGGTTGTTTCCCGTGTGAGGTCGCAGTAGCACACGGCACATTCCGTCGGCACTTCAGGTGGTGGCGGAAGCAAATTAGAACGCTTTGCGTGACGCCAGCACATTGGATAAGTCTTGTACTTTGGGCACTTACACTGTGTTCCATCCTTGACCATCTCCGGACATCGCTCGTACTCAGCAGGAAGACCCCGCGGAGCCCGTGGGGCTGGTGTTTCCGAGTGAATCAGACACGTCGTGCACCCAATAGCACACTTGTTTTTACAAGGTGTACCGGCATGTGTAACTGCAGGACACGGTATACGTACAGGTGGGGGAGGACGCGGCTGACGCGGAGGACGCGTGTATGTCCTGTGTGGCGCGAAACCGTGAACACGAAGGAGATTTGCAATTACCGGAGGGATATACAAGTTGGTACGATCCGCCTCTAAAATTATGTTAGTCAGACGTTCTATGAGAAGTGTAGCCATATTTAATATGGTATCCGACTTTTTATATCTTTGCACGCTCATGACACGTTTTGTCCCTTGGAAGAAAAAAGTGTCATGAGCACGCCTGGTTTCGCTCAGGAAGGTTCAGTCATCCAAAATCAAAATGAGCAAGTTTGATGCTTCTGCTCTTCGCTTCCGTCAGCACACGCTCGACCTCAAGGCGGCTCGGAGCCGAACCATCTTTCTTCCAGACTATACGCCTCCGGCATCTGTGGGTCTGATCACAGCGGCGGCGGCGAAGAAGAAGGCGGCCGGCCCTGTGGCGGCAAAGGGTCCGACGTGCACAGCACGCACACTCGAGGGACGGCAGTGCACGTTCAGGGTGACGGCAGGGGGGTGCTTCTGCAAAAAACATAGCTCTATGGTATAGGAGATGGCTGACGTTGAACTCAAACCCATACTTGTTGCACTTGTAATCAATCTTACGTTGATTTTCGCACTTCCTCGTCTCTTCAGTAGTCCCACTGGGTTCAAAGCGTTTGATGATTTCGTCTCGTACCTCAAGGCTCAGCAGGCGTTCCTCGGGTTTAACGCGGTTCTTTTCGCCATTGTCATGTATGCTGCATCGTACTATATGGTTCACTACGGTGACGGCGAGTCTCATGGTGGTCATGGCCGACACGAAGAACTCATGTCGGATGATTTCATGAAACCCGCGGGACCAAAGATAAAGTCGATTGACACTGATTAGAAAATGGACGAGCTCATCAAAGCGCTCGACGCAAATGGGTACTCGCGCAACCCGTCACTGACCCTCTCTACAATCATCGCCAACACGATGCAGGACGCTCAATACTCAGCTGGTGCATCTGCAAACTATCGTATTTTATGCAAGTACGAAGAACAGTACGGTAACCTTACGGTTGAAGTTCTTCGAAAACTGACGAAATGAGTTTCTTCGTCCCAGGGTGGTCCCACTCTGAAATACGACTCTCGTAACACGTGCGCATGTGCGACATCAGTTCCTCGAGCGACGGCTGACCCCACACCATCCCTTTTTGAAACAAAAAATCATCCTGCTGAATTTCAGTCCGTGAACATTTCACGACGAATGGTGTGTCTGGAACGTATTCTTTGAGACCGCCAAAGTCCGTGATGATCACTGGTTTACCACGCAAAGCCGCCTCGACTGCTCCCATCCCAACGCCCTCGGAATGAGAACAGTTGACGTAACAGTGTCCCTGTCTGTGAATCTGCGTCTCGAGGTCTTCGTCGCTCAAAAGTCCGTTGACGACGACGACGTTTGGGATTTTCCACGTCACTGGAACCTTACACGTCGCTTTGAGCAAAAGTCGCGCGTCAGGAAGTTGTAGGCGAACAAACGCCTCGATGAGCATTTTGATATTCTTGCGTGGATCCACCATGTTTCCGATTGTGTAGAACGTGTACTCGGTCGCCTCGACGGGTGCACGAGGCGGTGTCGGCGTCCACAGAGGCAGGAGTCGCCAATCACCTGATGGAAACTGCTTTGAAAAAATGTCCAAACAAAATTGACTCGGCGTCCAGAGCGTATTGTACCTCTGGACGAGCAGCTCGTACACGGGGTGAACCGTCTCGGTTTCGCAAATCGTCATGTACTTTTTCTCGTTACACTGGGACAACATCTGATCGACGATGTTCATGTGCTGTTCGATGGGAAGCACGAACGCAAACCCGACGTCGTACTTTTTGTTTGGAACTGGGTCACCAAATG